AAGAAGGTTACACTATAAAAGAAATAATAACATTCTTGGAGAGTGGGAATAAATGAACAATAAACACCGTACAGATAACAGGGCTTTTTTTGCTGAATGTGGGAAAAGTTTCAAATGGGAAAAATCCTTAGTAGATAACTTAATTAAAGAGGTGAAAAAATGAAAACACACAACACAACACCAATACTAATTAACAGTATAAAAATATTAAATAATCACAAGGTAATACATTACTCTAAACACATAAGCAACGGCGATTATATGCACTGTGTTAAGGCAGTGCCTTATGTACGAATAAATATTAAGTGGATATAAACCACTTAATATTTTTATATCAGTCGTTGGAATTAACCAACGTCAAACGGGAACGGGTGGGTTTATAAAGGGGATTTTAGGAGGGACTATCGCTTTAAATTACAGATGTATTTTTACGAACCTTCACTTATATTTATAGACTCCCTCGACCTTCGTCTCGAGCTGTTCTATGTTGTATAAGAACCTTCTAAGATGGGTAAGGACATCCACCAACGTCAACCAATATTAGGGGTAGGTTTATAAATGTTTCGGTGGGGTACTATTATATATGTTTAAAGAAAAATTTAAAGAAGAATTAAAATATCTTATTGATGAAGATATTATGCTCAATAAAGAATTAAAACACCGAGTAAGTAAACTTTATGGGGCGGAAAAAGAAAGAAACAATAAAATTAAATTACAAAAAGAATTAGTTGAAGATTTAAAGTATGTCAAAAACAAAATAACAAAAGATATTTTAAAAGAAAAAATCAAAGATTCGGAATATACTATTCGTTGTCATATCCCTATTATTAAAGCGTTAACTAATTCAGTGAGTGTTGTTAAAATATCTTTATCTAAAAACACTTTACTAAAAGAAGCGTGGAAGAAATATTTAAATAATGATGTTCTTAGTGATAATATAGTTGATATTATTCAAAGAGAGATTAATTTTTTTAAAAATAATGTTGATATGATGGCTAAGCATTTTGATGATACATATAGTAAATATATGAACTGTAAAAGTGAAGTAGAAAATCTTAATAAAGTATATGAATTTGAAATTAAAGATATTGAAGAAGTAATTAAAGAATATAAAAACAATTTTATAGACCTTGATGAAGCTCCAGGGTCATATAAAGATATTAAAACAGTTATGGAAAACCAAAAAGACCTAGTAGAGGTCATTGTAGAGTTAAAACCAATAGCGGTGGTGAAGGGATGATTAATCTACCCCTAATATTTAAAAGAACCCAGACTGGGGCTACTCAAAAATGGAGAATTACCACGCATGGTAATTCTTATTTCACCACAGAAGGACAAGTAAATGGTAAACAAACTATTTCAAAGCCAACAGTAGTAAAAGGTAAAAACATCGGAAGAAGTAATGAAACAACTCCGGAAGAACAGGCTATTTCTGAAGCCACTGCAAAGTGGACTAAAAAGATAGAGACTGGGTACACGGAAGACATCGGAAAAGTGGATTCAGCTAAGAAATACTTTGCTCCTATGTTAGCTCATAAATATAATGATTATAAAGATAAAATACAGTTTCCTGTGTTAGTTTCTCCTAAGATTGATGGAGCCCGAATGGTTGCGACAAAGAATGGTTTGTATACTAGAAACGGAAAGGAATATGTTAGTTGTCCGCACATAGCAAAGCTACTTGCACCTCTGTTCGAGGTGCATCCTAATTGGGTTATAGATGGCGAAGTGTATTCTCATGATAATAATTTTGAAAAAATAATGAGTTTGGTAAAAAAATCAAAACCTAAAGAAGAGGATTTAAAAGAGTCTGAAGAGATGGTTAAGCTATGGGTGTTTGATGGTGTGACAGATAATGATACTCCTGAATTTTATATGAGATTTGTTTTAATTCAAAATGAAATTAAAAGATTAATTACTGATTATAAAAAACATATTATATTTGTTGAAAATGAATTTGTTTATGAACATGAGGATGTTGTTAAAGCCCATGATAAATTTGTTGAACTAGGTTATGAAGGTGTGATGATTAGAGAACCTGCAGGTTCTTATGAAAACAAACGTAGCAAGAATCTCCTGAAGCTTAAGAGTTTTAGTGATGATGAGTTTGAAATAATCGAGGTTCTTGAGGGTAAGGGGCAACGGTCTGGAATGGCGGGGAAATTAAAACTAAAAGATAAAAAGGGTAATATCTTTGGTGCTGGAATAAAAGGTGGAGAAGAATATTATAAAGAATTATTAAAAAATAAAGATAAATTAGTGGGGCAAATGGCTACTATTAGGTATCAGAATCTGTCAGAAGATGGAATACCTAGGTTCCCAATAGCAGTCAATATAGCTCCTTTTGATAGATAAATATAAATAAAAAAGGAGATGTAAAATATGCTAATGGAATTTGTAATTGAAGCAGTCGCAACAAAAAGCCAAAACAAATGGCAAATATATGTAAGAATGAAGAATGAATTATACAGTATGTTTGCTTTAGATGTTAAAGATATTAAGAAAGATATTATTGTTGAGGCAGATAATCAAACGGATGTTCTTGTTGGGTTAATGACGCTTGACCTTATTCCTGAGAAACTTTATTTAACTGGGCATATGAAGAAGTCTGAATATGAATTAATGACTAAAAATAAAGCTAAGGATGCCGAGAAGATTTTGAAAAAATACTATGAGGGTGTGAAACCAAATGTTCAAGAAGAATCGCGTGTATGAATTAATTTTTTTAGACCACGAGTTAAACAACAGTTTAACCGAGAAAGAAGCTAAAGAATACAAACCGATAAGTGTAAAACTTATTGGAAAAATATTAGAAGAATTTGATGACTACGTAGTAGTCGTCACTTGGGATTGCCCTGAGTGTGTAGATATTTATAGAATTGTTAAGTCTTGTATTAAAAAGAAGAGACTAATTAAATAGGTTTATATATTAAAAAATTTATTATATATCTATGGCAGAAAGATGTGCAGCATGTGGATGCCAAGATACGTTTGTAGAATACCTTGATGAAAATCAAACAGGTAAAGCCTTTTTAGTAACAAGAATTTTGTTTTGTAGACACTGTGGAACAGGTACTGCAAAGTTAATACCAGCATAAAAACCCCCCACCGATACATTTATATACTAGTTGGTCCACAATATTATTATGGATGACAAGTTCATACTAACAACCTTTCAACAAGGAGTAATACAGTCACAGTTACTGAAGAGCGGAGCGCAACAAAGCGCATCACCCTCTACTCCCGAAAGAAAGGTTTGTTAGTTCAAATGAATTTTTATCCAGACTCTTTTTTTCGGAAGTTTAAGAAATAGATTATAGTTATCTATATTTGAGAATAGCCCCATATTTTAACGGAAGAATTCAGGACTTTGAATCCTGCGGTCGGTGTTCGAATCACTGTGGGGCAATGTGAATGTAGTGTAATGTTAGCACAATAGGTTGTGGTCCTGTTAGAGGGAGTTAGACTCTCCTCATTCGCCCTGGGATATTGGGGTAGTGGTAGCCTCGGGCGTTTGGAACGCTCAGACGCATGTTCGATTCATGCATATCCCATTAACTCCTATAGCATAATGGTAGTGCGCTGGTCTTATATGCCAGTGAAGTAAGTTCAATTCTTACTAGGAGTATTAGGTGATTAAATGGATGAGGAAGGATTTATACTAAAACCAAAACGGCAGAGAAACTTTTCAGATTTGGAAAGTTATAAGACTGGATGGCTGGATTGTATGGAGTATTATAAAATAAAAATATAGTTTTGGGTAGTTGTTATGTTTATATATTAGTTGTTTAACAACTAATATATTTATATACTCGAGATACTATTGTATATAAGAGGTGATTAAATAATGTACGAAAGAGAAATGTTTAAAGCAACTTGCGCAGATTGCGGAAAGGAAACTGAAGTTCCATTTAAACCAGACACTACAAGACCTGTTTATTGCAGAGATTGCTATCAAAATCATAAAAAACCAAGACGAGAATATTAATTAATAATCTAGTTCTATTTTTAAGTAAACGATAGTTTTATAAACCTTAACATATATAGAGTATGTATCACTAAAAGTGATTGGTTTGTTGGAGAATATAATATTCTCCACTGCGGGAATAGTGTAATGGTAGCACAGATATATAGGATAGCTAGCACCTACCAAAATTTAGTGAAAGTTCAAATCCTTCTTCCTGCATAAACCACAGTGATAAGTTAAAACAATTAGCTCTGGATAGCAATTACAACTAATTGGATGCCACGAAGTTTGCACAGGGAAGACACTCACAATTGCCGTAAGCTGTGATATGCGGATACTCACTTTCACTGTGGTTTAAAAAAGAATATGAGGTAGTAGGGAACGGCATAAGTTGCTCTGAGGTACGGTTATGTTATGAGGTTCGAGTCCTCTTTACCCCGTCAGCCTTTACAACATACATAAAGATAAATCTTATAATGTATCAGCGAGCAGTAAAGGCGTTGGGCTGTTGGTGTAATGGTAGCACGAAAGATTTGCATTCTTTTAGTAAGGATTCAACTTCCTTATGGTCCATTATGGAAAACACAAGCACCCTCGGCAAAATGAACGAAAGAATTTGGGGTTACCATCCCAATAATGAGCATAAGAAAAATAAAAAATGGTTTATAACTACAGCACCCAAAAGGGTAAAAGCTCGTTGGAATAAAAAGAAAGGAGAGCATGAGCTGTCCAAGAAAGGTAGCCAAGAATTTTATTTATGGGCTGACTAACGAAAGCAAACATTTATAAATAACAAAACCTAATATAGTGTTATGGAAGACGAAGATAAATCAGGAATGGCTGCGCCATTATCATGGTGGAAGACACCAAGACTTACTACACCTGAAATTCGTTATCTTAAATCTATTGAAGATGTTTTCAAAGTAAAAGATGCTGCGAAAAGATGGATACCTTATAAATTAATGCCGCACCAAATGGATTTTCATAAAAACGATATTGCATTAAAAGGAAAAGATGCAAGGTCAAGAGTAGTAGTAAAATCAAGAAACACATCCTTTACAACAAGCGTTTGTATATCAAATTTGATGGCTGTTCCCTATTATCCTAATCAAATTCTACCGTTTGTTAGATTGAATGAACGAAGAGCTTACGACCTAATTGATGAAATAAAAGACCTTATAAGAAACATGGAACCAACTAATATGGATGGGGTTTTATATCCTTTCAATCCAAAAGATGTTAATATGGATTCTGCAGGAAAAATAAGGTTTCCAAATAAAGTATCTTTTGAAGCATACCCAGCAAATGCTATTGCTGCAGAGAATATTCGTGGGTTGAGAATAAGTGGGAGTGCTGGGGTTTTGGATGAGTGTTTTACCAATGGTACAAGAATATATATTTTAAGAAATGGTAAAGAAGAATTAATAAAGATTTCTGCAATAAGACCAACAGATGAAGTCCAGACATTTAACGAATTAACAAAAACGATTGAGTACAAAAAAATTAATTGTATATTAAAAAGGAATTTAAAAATTAGAGATTTGCTACAATTTACATTTATAAGTAATAAAATTGGAATTGAATGTACTCTAGACCATCCATTTTATGATGAAAATTTTAATATAATACCAGCAAACAAATTAAGTATTGGAGATACTCTTATTTGTAATAATAATACTGGAAGCGCAGCGTATACACAACAACAAAAAGAAATATTATACGGAATTATATTAGGGGATGGTTATATTTCTAAACCAAGAAAAAAATTAAATAGTTCTCATATATCTATTACACATGGTATGAAACAAGTTGAATATGCTGATTATGTTGGTGATATATTGGATTTAAATTATAGAAGAATTTATAAAATCGACAGAATGATTAATGGTGCTTTTTGCAACACTCCTTTATATCAAATACACGGAAAATTTAAATCTGAATTATTAGAATTAAGAAATATATTTTATAAGGATGGGAAAAAAAGTATAACAAAAGATATTTTAGATTTATTAACTCCAGCATCATTGGCGTTTTGGTATATGGATGATGGAAGTTTGAGTGGAAAAGCTGCTGCATTACATACAGAAAATTTTTCTAAAGAAGAAAATGAAATAATAAGAAGTTTTTTTAAAACTAAATTTAATATAGATTGTATTGTTGGAAAATCTAAACAATACACATATATATTATTTCAAACAGAAAGCACAAGACAATTATTTAAGTTAATATCAAAATACATTCCGCCTTATATGCAATATAAATTAACAGAAGAATTTAAAAATAAGTATAAAACATTAAATATAATAAAAAACAATTATAAAAAATGTAAAATAAAAAATATTAAAAAGATTAATAAAAGGTGTAGAGTATATAATTTAGATGTCAAAGATAATCATAATTTTTTTGTTGGGTCTAATAAAATTCTAGTCCACAACTGCAATTTCATGGATAATTTTAATTCTATTTACACTTCTTTAAGAGATGCTGCAAGTGGATATACATTGGATGGTGAAAAACACTTTCAGATAAATAATGGGACGACCTTGAAGGGGACGACAACCCAATTTGCTCTGTGGTTTAAAAAATTAGAAGAAATGCAAAAAACTAATCCGCAAGATTCGGACTTTGACATTTATAGATGGCAAGTGTTTGACCCAGCACTTTTTGACAAAGAGATTCCTCCAGCAAAACAACCGGGGCTCATCCCAATTGTTCCATGGCATTTAATGAGTGACTTGAACAGAAAATATTTAGAAGACTTAAATACTTTTTTAGAAGAATATATGGCTGTTGCGGTTGATGGGTCAGAACAATTTTATCCAACAGAATCATATGAAAAAAATGTTGATAGAAATCTAAAAAGTATTAATACCCCAAGTAGGCACGGAGAATTTTATATGGGAATTGATGTTGCAAGCGTAATGGATTATTTTGTGTTGAGTATTTTTGAAAATATACCAGAAGAAAGATTAAAAATAGAATATATAAGACAAGAAAATGGGGATATAATAAAGAAAAATACAACAGAACTAGTAGATGTGTTTTATCAACGATACTTATACTATGACAGAGATAAAGATTTAAGTTTTATGGAACAAAAAACAAAAGAAATTATAGAAAATTGGGCGCAGTTTGGTTTAAAAAAAGTAAGAGTTGATTCAGCGGGAATAGGATTACAATTATATCAAAACCTAAGAGTACACTTTGGAAAAAAATATCCTAATTTAATTGAATATATTCCAATGGGTAGTATAAAAGTAGGTAATGAATCAAAAAAAGCAAAAGAAGTAGTGCATGTAAATCAAAAACAATTAATGATTTATGAAAGAGTTAAATTTATTCAAAATGATGTACAAAAAATGCATTATTCTATGTGGAATTATAAGTATGAATGTGAACGAAACAAAGAATATGGGCACGGAGATACTACAATAGCCAACGCATATGCTCTTTTACCCCTTAATTTTCAAGGAAAACGCCAATATGGTGACATAAT